CAAACTTCGACTGGCTTCTGTATCAGATGCTCGCGAAAGTCTTCGAGGCCGATCGCCGCGTGACGTTCCTGATCCCGGAAGGGCCGGACGCTTACTACAAGATCTTCGGGACGCGATACCTCCTCACGCACGGCGACCAGTTCCGAGGCGGCGACGGCATGATCGGCGCTCTCGGTCCAATCGCTCGAGGCGACAAAAAGAAACGCGCGCGCAACGTCCAGACCGACAAGAGCTTTGACGTCATGCTTCTCGGGCATTGGCATCAATACATTCACATGAATCGCTTCATCGTGAACGGCACGCTCAAGGGCTACGACGAATATGCCGACGCGAACAACTTCGACGTCGAGCCCGCGCAGCAGGCGCTCTGGATCACGCACCCCGAGCACGGCATCACGTTCCGGATGCCGGTCTATGTCCAGCGCGGCACGACCGCATCGAAGACCGAATGGATCAGCATCCCGAGGGCCGCATGAGCGACGCGATCAACCCGAACCACTACCGCGCAGGCGAGATCGAGTGTATCGACGCGATTCGCGCGCAGCTCTCTCCGGCTGAGTTCCGCGGCTACCTTCGCGGCCAAATCGCGAAATACAACTGGCGGCTCGGGCTCAAGGACTCCGTCGAGCAGGACTCGAAGAAGCTCCTCTGGTACGCATCCATGCTCGCAGGCGTCGATCCGAGAGCTCGATGATCCCTCCCTGGCTCCTGCGATACCTCCCGCACCTGGTCGCCGTCCTGGCGTCCCTGGCGCTCCTGGTCGGGGCTTACCGATGGGCCTACGGCAACGGAGTCGAGGCCGAGCGGGCTCGATGGGAGGCCGCGACGGCGGAGGCGGGCGAACGCTTCGCCGAGGCGCTCGCCGAGCAGCAGCTCGTCCTGACGGGCCTAGAGCGTGATCTGGTAGCGGCACGTCGCTCTGCAAATAGGAAACGCGAGGATCTAGCCAATGCCACGACAACCGACCCGGCGAGCCGCGATTGGGCTCTCGGTCCTATTCCTGACCGGGTGCGCTGGTCGCTCGGTGATCGTCGAGACGTGCCCGGCAATCCCTGACTCCCTGACCGAAGAGTGTGTCGTCCCGGAGCGATCGCTCCAGACGAACGGAGACCTCGCTAGAGCGTACCTGGACGCGACCGAGTGTCTCGACCAAGCGAACCTAAAGCTCCGCGCGGTGCGCTCCCTGGCGACCTGTCGCCTAGGCCGCGAGTCGCTTTGAAAATAGAGGCGGACCGCCTCTAACAAGTGGTACCATTTCATAATACAAAAGCGTGCCCCCGCTACCATTTTGTGAAACACCCGCCGCTCGCAGGAGCGGCGCGGTATTCACACTCACAGCAGCTACCAGGACTCCATCCTCGGGACGACATACGACGTCCCCGAGCAGCTCGTGAACCGCCGCTCGAGCTCGAGCCGCCGGTCCCTGCAAAGCCTCCCGCATATTCGCGACCGCCTTCCGATAGGCCTCCTCGGCGGCTACCTGGTCGACGTTCGACCTCGAGCTCGCCTTCCGCCAGGACTTCGACAGCAGCGACCGACGGCGCTCTAGCAGGGCGGCTACCGAGGGAGCGATATCCTCTCGATCGAGTATCCCTTGGGATACTTGCGCCTCCAGCCTGGCGATCCGGTGATCGAGCTCCTCGAGCTCCGCCGGGCGCGTCGACTCGGTGCGCTCATCCCGTCGCCATTGACGGATCATCTCGACGGCCAGCTCGACCGCCTCGCTCGAGAGGAGCTGTTTCGTTATCGGCTCGAGCAGCTTCTCCTCGGCGACGTCCCGCCTGGCGCCGATCGCCATCGAGCAGGCCGAGTCGCCTCCCTGGTGCCGGGTGCCGCAGTAGTACCAGGAACCATTCGCGCCGGTCGCGACCAACTTCCCGCCACACTCCCCGCAGACCAGAATTCCGGAAAGGATGTATTTCGGACCGCGACCCTTCGTTCCGCCGTGAAACTTTCTTGGCGTCGCCAGGGCGCGCACCTTCTCCCAGGTCTCGAGCTCGACGATCGCCGGACCATCGCTGACGATCCATTCCGACTCCGGTCGCTCGACGCGCTGACGCTTGCCGGTGTCCGGATCTCGCCTCCAGATCGAGCGATTCCACACAACCCGGCCGATATAGCGATCGTTCCCGAGCATCGAGTGAATCCCGGAGACCAGCCACATTCCATCCGATCGGCGAGCCTTTCGCTCCCAGGTCGAGCCCGGTGACGGCACTCCGCGTCGATTCAGATCTGAGGCGATCGCCTTCATCGCCTCACCTCGAGCTGCGCGCTCGAACACCTCGCGCACGATCGCGGCTTCCGCCTCGATGATCTCTCCCGCCTTCGAGTATCCGTAGCACTTCCCGCCGGTCGCCTTTCCCTGGCGCGCTCTCATGTCAAGCGCCGAGTGTGTTCTCGAGGCGATCTGCGCGCGAAACTCCTCGCTCATAATTCCCGAGAGACCCGCTTGCATTCGCGCGGTCCGGCTATCGGAATCAAAACCGTCCAGGACGCCGACGACGCGGATGCCTCGATGGCGCAGCCTGGTCAGCAACGGCGCGAGATCCTGCGACCTCGAGAGGCGGGTAGTGTCGACAACCAGGAGAACATCGCCGCGCTCGAGCTCAGCGAGCGCCTTCTGCACGCCTGGTCGATTTCCGATCGCAGCGCCGGAGATACCCTCGTCGGTGTATTCCGCGGCGATCGTCAAATGCTGGCTTTTTGCGTAGTCGCGGCACCGTCGGAGCTGATCGACGATCGTCGATTCCGTCTGGTGCTCGGTCGAATATCGGGCGTAGATAATGGCGCGCATGGCGTCACCTTATGCTGCGGAGCGGTGCTCCATCAACTTTTGAGCGTCCTGGGGCGGCGGCGGAGCGTCCCGGAGCTCCTGGTATGCAGCTCGAGCAAGCAGCTCAACAAGCTCTCGGAGGGCCGGATTCATTCGATCTCCGTTAGCGTAGGAGCCGCAAGATCCCCGACTCGTTTCAAGATACGAGCGCGACCTTCTGCGGTCATGCAGCGCATCTGAAATGCGCGAAACTCGATGTCGAGGATGTCGCAGATCCACCAGGCGCTACCGACTGCGTACCGATCGGAGAGCAGATAGTCGCGAGCCTTCCGTTGATCGGCGCTCGACTTTTCGGGCGCCATCAACGAGCGACGGCGCGAGCCGGACAGGTCATAGACCGCCAGCCACAGCACCGCCGCCCACAGACCGCGACATCCGATCGCCTCCTCGACGATCTGGCTCGCTTGCTCGGCGCGATGCGCCGGGATCAACGCTGACCGACGCGCCACTTCTTCTGCTCGACCAGGCCGAACACAAGACCGCCGATCTCATACGCAGAGCGAGCGCTATCGAACTCGGTCGCACTCAACCGCCGCGGTGTCTTCTCGAGACCGTCTCGATGAATCTTCGCAAAGATTAGACCTTCCGATCCGTCGGTAAAAAGAACGAATTTTTTGTTCATTAGTTTTTTTCCGTCAGTTCCGGCTTGCGCGACGGGGCCGGGCTCCGTAGGGAGGAACGCGCGCATCGTCGATGGTTAAACGGCGAGCTCGAACCCAGGCAGGACAGGCTGCGCGACGCGATACTTCGCGAACTTTTTCCCGTTCCTTGTCTCGCTCACGGTCTCGATGTCGAGGCCTTCCTGCCGGAGATCTTTGATTCGAGCAGCGAGCCGGAAACATCCGAACTCCTCGAGCGCATCGAGCGGAGTGAGCTCGCGTCCTGCGAGGAGCGCGGTGCGGATCTGATCGGTCTGATTCACGAGAGCACCCCCCGTCGACGATCGAGCTCCCGGCGTCGCGCATTCACATCGGCGAGTGTCGTCTCGATGAGCGCGTCGAACTTGCCGAGCGCGTAGGCGGTGCGAATGACCTCGGAGACGAGCTGACGAGAGCTCGCCTGGTCGGCCATCTTGACGAGGTTCTCGAGGGCGTCGCTCATGCTGCGACCTCCTGCGGCTCGACGACGATCGCCTCGAGCTCCGCCTTTCGCGCGTCTTTCGCGTAGTTCAGCGACTCCTCGAGCTCGCGATCTTTCGACTTCCTGGCGAGCACGACCGAATCGCGGAACCGCGTCTTCAACGTCTCGAGATCCGGCGCTTCGCGCACCAGGGCGACGGGATCGGCGAGCTGCGGCTCCGCAGCGACGACCGTCGAGCTCGAGCTCGAGATCGTCATGTCCTGGACCTCTTCGGAGGTGTAGACACCAACTGCGACGCCTGGGAACACGGCGCGAACGCCTTCGGAGATCACTCGAGCGCGAAGCATCTGTCGCGGGTACTGGCGCCAGGTCGCGTTTTTCGTGAGCCCGGCGCGCTCGGCCATCTGGAACGTCCAGCGGATCTCGACGACACCTCCGGCAGGGTGCGACACCTTCGCGGCGACCGCCTGGTCGGTGTATTCGATCCATTCAATCTTTCCGCCGTTCGCTTGAAATCTGGCGAGCAGAGCGTCGCTTTTCAAGGATGGCCGACCCTGGATGATGTGATAGTCGCGCGCGGCGATCGCCGGGTGCAGACCTTCCGCCTGGGCGATCAGCATCAAGCTCATCGCCTGGTCGGGTGTACGAACTCCGAAGAGCCCGGATTTAGCGACTGCCGTCGCCATCTTCTCGATGTCCGTCACGCTGACGGACTGGATCGCTGTCGTCGTCATGCTGCTTTCTCCCTTAATTGACGCTCGAGGTCGTCGACCTCGGCGAGAAACTGTCGAACCTCGAGGTCGAGGTTCGCGATGAAGACGTCGTCGCGCGGAACGCGCTGCACGAAGAGCTGCAGCTCCTTCGGCATACGAGGATCGAACGACACGAAGTCGCACCAGGCGCGGCCGGTGATCCAGAGCTGACCCTGCACCTGGGCGATATGGTCGTCGGGCATCTTGTTCAGCCAGGTCTCGACGTGAGTGACGCTCGAGGGACACTTGATCTCGATGAGACCGTCGTCGCCGACCAGACCGTCGGGCGAGGCGCCGGTGAGCAACGACGGATGACGCACGAACCCGGTCTCGAACACCTCGACGCCGCTCTTGAATTCGTACTCGATGCGCGCGCCGGGCTCCTGGTCGATTCCCCATTGCATCGCAGCGGTGGTGAAGTGTGGCGCTGGCTGACCGCTCAAGCGCTCGGTCACGAGCTCGATCGCGTAGTCGATGCGAGCCTGGGCGGGCTTGCCGCTCTTGAGCTTCGAGACGACCGCGCGAAACTTCGACGCAGTCGCGCAGCCGAGACGAGCTGCGAACCATTCCGCAGAGCGCTGCTCCATCATGCGGCCTCCGGTCGCGGCAGACGGTCGATCACCAGGACGTCGCGATCGAAGTCGATGCGAACGGTGAGACCAGAGAAGCGAAGAGCCGCGGCGAGCTCGTCAGCGGTGACGCGAGAGGTGAGCTCTGCTCGAGTAGGGCGGCGCACCGGCGCCAAATCGGCATCGGCCTCCGCCTGGCGCAACCAGCGCAGATGATTCCGATCGCCTGCGGTGACGATCACATTGTCGAGATCGCGCGCGCTCATAGCGGCACGTTCCAGCCGCGACGGCGGATGACCGAGCGAGTGTTCGGCTCGGGCAGGATCTGGCGACGGCGACGGTTACGTCGACGCAGCTCGATCAAATTAAGGAAATACTCGACGATCCCGCCGAACACGGCGAGAGCTCCAAAAACAACGCAGATCGCCGAGAACGCGACGATCCCTTCGATGGCTGTGTCCATTAAAACCTCCCGATCTACGAGCCGCAGGCTGCGGCCTTGGGAGGAGTATTACCGAGAGGTAATTATTAAGTCAACAGCCGGAGGTAGTTGAGGACTAAAAGGTTATTGCAGCGGCCGCGCCGCCTGGTCAGATGCGCTCGGAATTCTTGTAGACAACTCGGCCGATGATCTCGACGCCTTCGCCGCAGCGCTTGTCGCCATAGCGACGTTTGTCGGGATTATCGGAGGAGAGAAACCATTCGCCGGAATCGCGGCGCAGACGCTTGATCACGAGCTCGCCTTCGTAGTTCACCGCGAACACCTCGCCGTCGACAACCTTCAGGTCGCCTTTATTGATGACGATTGTGTCGCCGTCATACAGGCCAGGCTCCATCGACTGTCCCTCGACCTTAACTGCGACGAGCTGATCCGGGCGAAAGCCTCGGCTCTCGAACCATTCTCTGCGGAAAAATAGGGGCGGAGCTTCGTCCTGGTGGCATTCGATGGCCCATCCCACAACCCCCGCGGAGAGTTTAATTCTGACTCTCTTCACGGCGACGAATCCCTCCGGCGCTTCTTCTTCGACGTTTTGTGCATCGTCGACACGATCGAGCCAGCCTTTAGGCAACCCAATCGCATTTTCTATTTGACGAGCTAAGCGCTCGCCGAACCCCTTGCGTCCCGTCAACGTGCTCGAGAGCTGGCTCTGGCTTTTGCCAATGAGCTGACCGAACCGCGAGACGTTCCCGCTGTATTCGTCGCTGATGAGCAGCCGGAGCCGATCGCGTCTTGTTTCTTGAATGTCCACGGCAGTCAGTGTCTCACGTTTGCACCAATCGGTGAATTACCAGAATATGTTGATAGTGCACAACCAATCGGTAATACTCTGTCTGGTATGACACTAAAAGAGTTCCTTCAATCCATGTCCCTCCGTCAGCGCGACCGTTTCGCAGAGCGCTGCGGCACGACGGGCGGTCATCTGCGGAACGTCAGCTACGGCTACAAGCAGGCCGCGGAATCGCTCGCGATCAACATCGAGCGAGAGAGCAACGGCGCCGTTACGGTCGAGGAACTCCGGCCGGACGTCGACTGGAGCGTGATCCGCGACTCGCGCTCTCGCCGTCGCATCCAGGGAGGCGCGGCAGCTTGATCTATTACAAGCATTTCATCGGCGACTTTCAGCGTGACACCGGGCACCTCTCGCTCACGGAGCGGGGCGCCTACAGATCGCTCCTTGACCATTACTACGCCACGGAGCGTCCGCTACCCGCGGACATGACGCAGCTTTGCCGGATCGTCGGGGCGGTCTCTAAGGCAGACCGGGACGCCGTCAAGCGCGTCTTGGAGGAGTTTTGGCGCCGCTCGGAGCAGGGCTGGACGAACGATCGCGCGGACAAGGAGCTCGCCAAGTCGGACGAGCAGCGTGAGACGAACCGTCGCATCGCGGAGGCACGAGAGGCTAAACGAAGAGCGGCTCGAGAGGAGCACGAACCGAGCACGACTCGTGCTACGACTCGTGACACGAACCGTGCAACGAATCGTTCAACGAACGATCAACCTATCCATAGCCATAGCCATAGCCATAGCCAATCTTCGGACGATCTATCTCTCAAACCTCTCAGTAACTCATGCGTAATCTCTTCGCTTCCCGTCGCGAAAGTCGCACGCGCTGAGAGCGACGGTCGCGAACACATCGACGCGATCAAAGCGGCCTATCCGCCGCACGCAGGCCGGACCGACTGGATCACGGCAGAGCACCACATCCGCAGGCACATCGAGCTCGGTGCGACCTGGGAGGATCTACGCTCCGGTGTCGAGCGATACGCCGCTCACGTCCAGGCGACGAACCGCATGGTTCTCAACCCGGCGCGATTCTTCGGCGACCGGGACCGTCCCTGGTCGCAACCCTGGCCGATCCCGCCGACGAAGGCGAAGAAGGCCCAGGACACGAACGTCGCCGCGGCCCAGGCGTGGCTCGAGAGAGCAAATGCGGCCGGATAGCGAACTCACTCCGGCGGGCTTTTCCGAGCGCGTCGTCATCGGCAACGCGACGCTATACCTCGGCGACTGTCTCGAGATCCTTCCAATGCTCGAGGGCGTCGACGCAGTCGTCACCGATCCGCCGTACAGCAGCGGCGGCTACCAGGAGTCGGGCAAGGCGAAGGGCTCTATCGGCAGCGATGCGAGCGAGAAGTGGGGCGGAGCGAGACCGACGATCGCTGCGGACAATTTGAGCACCCGCGGCTACCTCCGGCTCATCAAGGCGATCTGTCGCGGGACAAGAGCGCGAGAGATGTACGTCTTTTGCGATTGGCGGATGTGGACCTATACCTGTGACGCGCTCGAGGACGGATTCTTTCGCCCGCGCTCGATGATCGTCTGGAACAAAGGACGGCCTGGAATGGGCGTCGGCTGGAGGGCACAGCACGAGCTCATCTGCTACGGCCTACGCGGCGCAGCGAAAACAGGGACGGCGGGCAAGGGCAACGTGATCAGCCTCTCGCGGAGCGGCAACCAGGATCACCCGACCCAGAAACCCGTCGCGCTGATCGAGGAGATTCTCAAGGGAACCGACGCGGGGCTCATCGTCGATCCGTTCATGGGGAGCGGGACGACGGGCGTCGCTTGCATGAACCTCGGCAGATCTTTCGTAGGGATTGAGATCGAGCGGAAGTATTTCGACATCGCCTGCGAGCGAATCGCCGCCGCTCAAGCGCAGGGGAGGTTATTCGCATGACACCGAACGACCGCGCCGAGATGGCGCGCATCCTGGTCTCGCTCGCCGAGATGAAACCCGGCGGCAAGATCACGCCGGAGGCGCTCGAGCTCTGGTTCCAGGCGATGCAGGCCTGGACGATCGAGGAGTTCCGAGCCGCAGCTCAACACCTCATGCTGCACGAGGAATACTTTCCGAATCCCTGGCACTTCCAGCAGCTCCGCAAGGCGCAGCGCATGACACCGGGCGAGGCCTGGGCGATCGCGCTGCAGCACGTTCGCTCGGGCTCCTATCACGCAGGCCCGGCGATCCCGGAAGTCGAGCGCGCCGTCCAGGCGCTCGGAGGCTGGAAGGTGATCGCCTGGTCGAGCGTCGACTCGCTCCCGTTTCTCGAGAAGCGATTCGCGGCGCACTACGACCAGCTCGCCGACGTCGCAGAGACGCGCCAGGAGCTCCCGCAGCTCGCTCACGACAACCCGGTCCGAGGACTGATCGGAGGCATGGGTAAGTGAGACTCGCGGACGCGATGAACGAAGCCTGGATGGCACAACGCCTCGGTCTCCCGCTCGATTGGGATGCGGGCATCACGACCGCCGAGCAACGTCGCGAAAAGATCCGCACCTCGATCCTCGAGCAGCACCGCGCGCTCTCGATCGCTGGCAAGCGCAAAGGCCAACCCGCCGAAACCTGGAAGGCGCTCTTCGAGCGTCTGTATCGCACACCGTTAAACCAACCGGAGACCTAGACGATGCCTCAGTACGACAACACGAACAGCGGACTGCTCGCGAAAAACAAACGCAAGGAGAAAGACACTCACCCGGACTACTCCGGCTCGATCAATGTCGGCGGCGTCGAGTATTGGCTTTCCGGCTGGCTCAAGACCGGCAAAGAGGGGACGAAGCTCGCAGGCGAGAAATTCTTCTCGCTCTCTGTTCGACCGAAGGACGAGCAGCGCGCACCAGCTCCCGCACCGGCTCCGGCCGCAGCGGATGACTTCAACGACGACATCCCGTTCTGACATGGCAAAGATCGGGCCGCTCGTGATGAAGGTCGACGGTGAGCTCGTCGACAAGATCGTCGCAACGGAGGCGAAGCGAATGATCGCGATGTTCCGACAGGATCTTCGCGACGGCAATCGCATCTTTTACACCAACGCGCAAACAGATCGAGCGGAGATCAAGCGACACATCGAGGCCTTCGAGCTCGTGCGCCGTTACTACTCGGAAGGCAACTCATGATTGACCGCCGCGGCTCACCGTTCTCGAAACTGCAGCACAAGGTCATTCCGATCTCGCGCGTGCGAATCGTTCGTCACGTCAGCAAGCTCAATCAACTGCACAACGGCTGGCACGTCGAATATCTCCCTGCCGGAAAGTCGCGCTGGTGGTGGAACTGGCAAGTCTATCGACGCGAGCACAACGAGGAGACCGCGCGCCTGCTCGCTGATGTCCTGCTCTCTGAGCGATCGGTCACGCTCACCAGCTACGCGAACACCGAGGTCGAACTATGACCCAGGAACAACTCGCAGAGCTCGCTCGATGGGTCGGTGCGCTCGAGGTCGATGACGAGTTCACATTCACGATCGAGCAGCTCGAGCGCCTGGCTCGCCTGGTCGCGGCAAGACTCGGAAGGGTAGCAGCATGAATAAACCCGCGAAGAGCATCCTCGAAGGGCTTCTCTCGATCGCCTTTGTCGGCGCGGTTTTAGGAATCGGTGCAGGCACGCTCGCGGCCGTCGCGATCTGGATCGTGCGCGCTCTAACGTGATGACGATCGAGTTCACGCTCCCGTTCCCGCCGTCGGTGAATCACTACTGGCGGAACTTTCGCGGACGCATGGTGATCGGTGCTCGAGGTCGCGCGTATCGCAAAGACGCAACCGCAGCGATTCACGATCAGCGCGTCCCGATCGAGGGGATCGGTGGACCGCTCAAGGTCGAGCTCCTGGCGCATCCGCCGGATCGACGCAGACGAGATCTCGACAACCTACAGAAGGCGCTCCTCGATGCGGTCGTCGCTGCAGGCGTGATCGAGGACGACAGCAACATCGACGACCTTCGCGTCATTCGCGGTCCGGTCTTCCCAGGAGGGAAGGTCGAGGTCGTCATTCGACCGTACACCTCGGAGACCAACTTCACGACACGCAGGGGATCTGAACCGTGAGCACCGCCGCAGCAGACACATTCGAGCGCAAACCCAGGAACGCGACAGACGTGACCGCCTTCGTCGATGGGCGAATGTATCAATGGGCAAGGTTCGCTCGAGATCGTTTGAGCAGTCTCGGCTACCCGCGCGAGTCGATCAGCACGAAGCTCCTGCGCGAGATCGTGCTCGGGATCAATTCACCGTCCGGATATTGTCCGGACGTCACCTGGCCGCAGGACGTCGCGGTCGTCGAGCGATGTCTGAACACGCTCTGTCGCGGCCGATCGCATTGGGCGCATCTCGTCGAGGTCACCTACCTCACGCCGAGAGACGAACCGAACGAAGCTCGAGCTCGACGCCTGGGTGTGACGAAGTGGCAGTACGAGAAGCTCCTCGGACGATTCCGGAATGCGATGTTCGGTGCGCTGCTCATGCAGGACGGAGACATCCGGGAAACCGCTTGAAAGGCCTTTTTGCATGACGAAAATATCTCAACCTCGACTGTGGTCGAGGGAAACACATCGGGACCGTCTCTACGGTCGCAAGTGGAAAGCAGCACGCCTGGCCTATCTGGCAGCGCATCCGCTCTGTGTGTTTTGCGAGCAGCTCGGCAGGGTGACGGCGGCATCGGTCGTCGATCACATCACGCCACATCGAGGCGACGAGAAGCTCTTCTGGGACGCGACGAACTGGCAACCGCTCTGCGAGCCTTGCCACAACGGAGCGAAGGCCGAGCTCGAGCAGACCGGAACTCTCCGAGGCTGCGACACCTCGGGCACCCCCCTAGATCCCGGCCATCCCTGGAATTTTTCGCGATGAGGGAGGGGAGGGTCGAATCTCTACAGCTCGAGGCTCGGACACCGAGCGCGAGCCTGTTTTGTGCTAATCCGCAAGGAAACGAATGCAGCAGCGCGGCCGTAAAAGCTCGGACAGCCTCTCGGTCGTCCGGGTCGCACCGACAGAGCGGGTATCACCTCCGGAGCGCCTGGCGCCTTCTGAGGCCGCTATATGGCGAGAGATTGTCTCGTCGAAACCGGCGGATTGGTTCGGCTCGGACAACCTTCCGCTCCTCGAGCACTACTGCACGATGGTCGCCGAATCGCAGCGCGTCGCTTCGCAGCTTCGCCTGGTAAGCCCGGAATGCCTCGACGACTACGAGAGACTGATCAGTCTCCAGACAAAGATCGGCGGGCAGCTCGCGTCCCTGGCGACGAAAATGCGCCTGACGCAGCAGAGCCGCTACGGCGCTCGAGCCGCGGCAACCGCAAGCGATCGGACGCCGACCAGGAAACCCTGGGAGTTCGGAACCTAACTCGAGGCGATCGGAATATCGCCTGGATCGAGGCGACGTGCCGGGTGCCGGAAGGCGCTCTGGTAGGCCAGCCGGTAAAGCTCCGAGACTGGCAGCGGAACATCATCCGCGGCATCTACGACACACCGACGCGACGAGCGATCGTCAGCTTCGGTCGCAAGAACGGCAAGACCTCGCTCTCGGCGTTCCTGCTACTTCTGCACCTTTGCGGACCAGAAGCTCGAGCGAACTCGCAGCTCTTCTCGGCCGCACAATCGCGCGACCAGGCGGCGATCCTGTTCGCGCTGGCCGCGAAGGTCGTCCGGCAGTCGCCGGATCTGCACGCGGTCGTCGGCATACGCGACACCGCGAAGCAGCTCTTCTGCCAGGAGCTCGGGACTCTGTACCGCGCACTTTCGGCGGAGGCCTCGACCGCCTACGGTCTCTCGCCGGTGTTCACCGTGCACGACGAGCTCGGCCAGGTGAAAGGGCCGCGGAGCGAATTGTACGAGGCGCTCGAGACCGCCTCCGGCGCGCAGTCGGAGCCGCTCTCGATCGTGATCTCGACGCAGGCACCGACGGATGCAGATCTGCTCTCGGTGCTGATCGACGACGCCAGGAGCGGCGCCGATCCGAAGACGAAGCTATTCATGTTCTCGGCGGACGAGGCGATGGACCCGTTCTCCGAGGAGGCGATGCGCGCAGCGAACCCGGCGTTCGGAGATTTTCTGAACCCGACGGAGGTGCGCGAGCAGGCAGCAGCCGCGAAGCGGATGCCGTCTCGCGAGAGCTCCTACCGGAACCTGGTGTTGAACCAACGAGTCGACCAGACCTCGCCGTTCGTACCTCGAGCGATCTGGCTGCGGAACTCCCGCGAGCCGGACGAGGGCGCGTTCTACGAGAACCCGGTCTACTTGGGGCTCGACCTTTCGGCGAGGAATGACTTGACCGCGATGCTGGCGGTCACGCGCGACAGCTCCGGCTATTGGCACGTCAAACCCTGGTTTTTCGCGCCAGGGCTCGGACTGACCGATCGGGCCTCGAGAGACCGTGCGCCTTACGACGTCTGGAAGGATCAAGGGCACCTCGTCGCCACACCAGGCGCGAGCGTCGACTACGCAATCGTGGCAGAGCAACTGTGTCAGCTCTGCGACGATTGGGATGTCGCCGCGATCGCTTTCGATCGGTGGCGTATGGACGTCTTCAAGACCGAGGTGTCGCGTCTCGGTCGCGAGCTCCCGCTGGTGGAGTTCGGGCAAGGATTCCGCGACATGGCTCCAGCGCTCGATGCGCTTGAGGGCGAGCTCATGGCCGAACGCATCTGTCACGGCGGACATCCCGTCCTGACCTGGTGCGCGGCGAATGCAGTCGCGACACGCGATGCCGCGGGCAACCGCAAGCTCGACAAGGCGAAGGCGACCGGCCGCATCGACGGCATGGTCGCTCTGGCGATGGCGATCGGCGCAGCCGCAAAAGCCTCGCCGACCGTAAACGGGCCGAGCGTCTACGAAGAGCGCGGCATCCTGACCCTATAGAGGAATTTCTGTGGCTTGGATCGACCGAATCTTGCGCCGAAAGAGCGCAGGAGTGACCGCGCTCGACCGTCTGATCATGCGGCTCGAAGGCACTCAATCTGCCTCGGGCATTCATGTCAACGAGCAGACCGCGATGCGCGTCGCCGCTGTCTATGCGTGCGTCCGCGTGATCGCCGAGACGATCGGCTCGCTCCCGCTGAATATGTACCGTCGTCGCGTCGACGGAGGCCGCGAACGCGCGACCGATCATCCGCTGCAGATCCTTCTGCACGACCGACCGAACTCCTGGCAAACCTCGCAGGAGTTCCGCGAAATGCTCACCGAGCACGCGCTCCTACGAGGTGCTGGCTTCGCCTATATCAACTGGCGCAGCCGCGAATCGAACATCGTAGACGAGCTGATTCCGCTTCACCCGGATCGCATCACTATCAAGCAGCTCCCGGATATGCAGCTCGTCTACGAGCTCCGGCGAGAGCAGGGCGACACGATCGTCCTGCAGGCCGACGAGGTGTTCACCGTTCGCTATCGAACCAGCGACGGTGTCCAGCCGGTCGGTGTCATCGACTCAGGACGAGATTCGATCGGTGTCGCTTATGCGACGCAGGAATATGCAGGACGCTTCTATCGCAACGACGCGACGCCTGGCGTGGTGCTCAAGCATCCGTCGAAGCTCTCCGCGGAAGCTGCAGGACGACTGAAGGAGACATGGAATGCCGCGCATTCTGGATCGGGCAATTCGCGCCGCACGGCTCTCCTCGAGGAGGGTATGTCGATCGAGCGCCTATCGCTATCAAACGATGACTCGCAGTTTCTCCAGACTCGCGAATTCCAGCGTTCAGAAATTGCAGGCCTTTTTCGCGTCCCTCCGCATCTGATCGGCGATCTGTCGCGCGCAACCTTCTCGAACATCGAGCACCAGTCGCTCGACTTCATCGCGCATTGCATCGGTCCCTGGATGGCTCGGTGGGAGCAGTCGATCTCGCGCGACCTGGTAACAGCTCCGGCGACCTACTTCGCGAAGCTCTCACCAGAGGCGCTCCTGCGCGGTGATCTGAAGTCGCGCTACGACGCTTATGCCGTCGGCCGAAATTGGGGATGGCTCTCGGTGAACGACGTCCGCCGCCTCGAGGATCTGAACCCGGTCGACGCGGGCGACGTTTATCTGCAACCGCTCAACATGACCGCGGCCGGTGCGCCGCCGAATTCTGACGCCGCGTCGCCTGGCGCGGCATGAGGTACGAGGAAATGGAAACCAAAAGATTAAAGGTCGTCGCCGAGATCAAGGCGGTCGACGACCAGGGGACGATTGAGGGCTACGGCTCCGTCTTCGGCAACGTCGACAGCTACAGCGACGTCGTCGCTCCTGGCGCGTTCGCGAAGTCGCTCGAGGAGGCAAAGGCCTCCGGCCGGATGCCCGCGATGCTCTGGCAGCACAACCCGGACGAGCCGATCGGCGTCTGGACGGAGCTCCGCGAGGACGATCGCGGTCTCTTCGTGAAGGGCAAGCTCGCCGACACGCAGCGCGGCAACGAGGCGCGCGAGCTCATCAAGCTCGGCGCTCTGACGGGATTGTCGATCGGATACACGACCCGGACATACCAGGTCGATCGTGAGAACGATGTTCGCGTCCTGACCGACGTGCAGCTCTGGGAAGTTTCGCCGGTGACATTCCCGGCCAACTCGGAAGCGCGCATCACCGGCGTCAAAGCGACCGACATCAGCTCTCCTAAAGATTTCGAGAGGTTCCTGCGTGACGCTGGATTCTCTCGCAAAGAGGCCAAGCAAATCACAGCGCATGGCTTCGGTGACTCGTCTCTGTGTGACGCAGAGCTCGAGGACACAGCAGAGAACGACCTCGCCGATCACATCAAGCGAACGGCCGAGGAGCTCACGTTAAAGAAAACTCAAATTCGCTAACACATCAATTTCTTTGAGGTAACTAAAATGACCGTTGAAATCAAGAGCGCCGTCGATGCGCTCGCCAAGGTAGTGACCGACGAGCGCTCTGCTCGCGAGGTCTTTGAGAAGCGTTCGGATAGCGAGCGCAAGGAGTTCGAGGCTAAGGCTGACGCAGAGTTCGCCAAGGTCCAGAAGTCGCTCGAGGAAGTGAACGTCAAGCTCGGCCGCATCACGATCGCGGGCGCTGGCGATGCTCCGAAGAACGACGAGCACAAGTCGGCCTTCGTGAACTACATCCGCAACCCGCGCGACCAGAAGTCGATCGCGGCGCTGCAGGATGCAGAGCGCAAGGCGGTCTACACGACCGGCACCGGCGGCTCTGCGGCTGGCGGCTATGCCGTGCCGGAGGAGCTCTCTCGCGCGATCATCACTCAGCTCACCAACATCTCGCCGATGCGCCAGGTCGCGAACGTAGTGACCGCCTCGAGCCCGGACTACAAGATCCTGGTCGACGTGCTCGGCACCGGCACCGCCTGGGCGGGTGAGAACGGCACGCGCTCGGAGAGCAACACGCCGCAACTCGGCGAAGTGGCTCCGACGTTTGGCACGCTCTACGCCTACCCGAAGGCCTCGGAAGAGTCGCTGAACGATATGTTCTTCGACGTCCAGGGCTGGCTGACGAACTCGGTGTCGGTGGCATTCGCCGCCGCCGAAGGCGTCGCCTTCACGACGGGCAACGGAACCAACAAGCCGACCGGCATCATGGCCGCGACGAAGAGCACCTCGGACGACGCCTCCCTGGCGTTCGGCTCGGTGCAGTACGTCCCGACCGGCGCCGCTGCGGGCTTCCCGGCTCTGTCGCTGACGTCGCCTGTGGCCTACCCGGCCGACAAGCTCGTCGACCTCGTCCACAAGCTGAAGGCGGGCTACCGCGCGAATGCTCGCTGGATGATGAACAAGGCGACGCTCGCCGTCGTTCGCAAGTTCAAGGACTCGGAAGCGAACTATCTGTGGCAGCCGGGCATCGCCGCTGGTATGCCGTCAAGCCTCCTCGGCTACGCTGTGGTCGAGAACGAGGACATGGCGGACATCGGTGCGAACGCCTTCCCGATCGCCTTCGGTGACTTCCGCGCGGCCTACACGATCGTCGACCTCGTCGGCCTCCGTGTGACGCTCGACGAAGTGACGACTCCGGGACAGGTGAAGTGGATCTTCCGCAAGCGCGTCGGTGGCAAGCTCGCCGACAACCAGGCGGTCAAGGTCATCAAGTGCGCCACGACCTGATCTGACTAAAGACCAGGAGAGCGGGGCGGGAGGGCAACCTCCCGCTCCGTTTCTTTGAATGAAAGCAATTTGCAAGATTCCCTTCCGCGGTGTTCCCGATGGTGAACACCAGGTTCGATCGTTCAACGTCGGCGATGAGCTCGAGGGCGAGCTTGCCGAGGTGGCGATCATCAATGGATGGGCAGCTCGAGACGGAGCTCCCGGTCCGAAAGAACACCAGGCGCTCGGCGGTGCGCCGGAACCCTTTCGCGAGACTCAGGGGACGACCCTGCGTCGTCGTCGCGAGCGGGCCTAGCCTTACCGCAGAGGACGTCGACTACTGTCGCGATCGCGCGGCGGTGATCGTCGTCAATGACAACTACAAGCTCGCACCCTGGGCCGACGTGCTCTATGCCGCGGACCCGGAATGGTGGGATCTGCACCAGGGCGTGCAGAGCTTCAAAGGTTTACGACTGACTCAGGACGCAGGCGCCGCTCGGCGCTGGCGACTGAACTACATCGAAAGCGTCGACCGGCAGGGCTTCTCGCTCGAGCCTGGTCGAATACATCGAGGCGACAACTCGGGATTCCAGGCGGTCAACGTCGCCGTCCTGGCGAACTGCTCGCCGATCGTGTTGCTCGGCTTCGATATGAAGATGGGAGCGAAGAGACATTGGTTCGGGGATCATCCGGGAGCGCTGAACAAGGCGTCGCCTTATCGGCTCTTCGCGTCGGCCTTCAACGAGGCCTCGCAGCGACATCCGGACCTCGAGATTGTGAACGCAACGCGCGAGACGGCGCTCGAGTGTTATCCGAGAGTGAAGCTGCGCGAGGTGATCTGACGGTCGCCTGCGTGCTCAAGAGCGGCGGCGACTACGATGTCGACTACGTCGAGCGCCTTCGCGACGGTGTCAAGAAGCACCTCTCGATCGCGCACCGATTCGTCTGTCTCTCTGACGTGCCGGTGCCGTGCGATCGCGTGCCGATCCTGCGGGACTGGCCGACCTGGTGGAGCAAGCTCGAGCTGTTCGAGTGGTTTACCGGGCCGACACTTTATTTTGACCTAGACACGGTGATAGTCGACTCGATCGACGAGATCGCGGACTACCCGCACGAGTTCTCGATGCTCTCGGATTTTGGGCGACCGGCAGGCTGCGCCTCCGGCGTCATGGCATGGAACGGTGACTTCTCGCACATCGCTCTCGAGTTTTCGATCGAGCGAGCGGAGGAGTTCAAGAGCCCGGCTCGATGGGGCGACCAGGCCTGGATCGCGGAGACGGCAGGCCTCGAGCCTGAGCGGCTCCAGGAATTATTTCCGCGACAGATCGTGTCGCGAAAGTTTGGCGCGCGCTGGCCTGGCGAAGAGCGCGTCGTTTGTTTTCACGGTGTCCCGCGGCCTCGGGACGTCAACTGGACCGTTTAGGAGTAATCATGTCTAAGGGCAATACATTCGAAAATGACTTTCTGAAGCTCGTCTTCAATGGAACTGCGATCGCAAACCTTGCCGACAACGCGGCAACGTCACCGAACACGAGCCTCTACGTCTCGCTGCACACCGCCGATCCTGGCGAGGCTGGATCACAGACGACGAGCGAAGCGACTTATACCGGCTACGCTCGCGTCGGCGTCGCGCGCACCTCCGGCGGCTGGACCGTGACAAACAACTCTGTCACGAACACTGCAGCAATCACCTTTCCGCAATGCACTGGCGGAACCAATACGATCACGCATTTCGCGGTCGGAACCGCCTCGAGCTCAACCGGCAAGGTTCTCTATAAGGGCGCGCTTACCGCGTCGCTGGCCGTTTCAAACTTGATTATCCCGGAATTCGCCACTGGCACGCTGACCGTCACCGAGGAATAAGATCTCGTGGCAACGATTGTCACACGCGCCGGTAAGGGCTCCGCTCTTACGCATACCGAGGTCGACTCGAACTTCACTGGGCTCAACACCGAGCTCGGGCAGAAGGAGGTCGCGGCGAATAAGAACCAGGCGAACGGTTACGCCGGGCTCGACGCAAGCTCAAAAATCTCGAGCTCGCAGCTCCCGGCGATCGCGATCACCGACACGTTCGTCGTCGCTTCTCAGGCCGCGATGCTCGCGCTCACGGCCGAGAAGGGCGACGTCGCTGTTCGGTCAGATCTGAACAAGTCGTTCATCCTGGTCGATTCGCCTGCGTCGACTCTCGCGAACTGGCAGGAGCTCTTGACTCCGACCGACGCGGTGACAAGTGTCAACGGCAAGACCGGCGTCGTCAGCCTGGTCGCGTCCGATGTGGGCGCGGCGCCGACGACCCGGTCCGTATCCGCTGGCACCGGGCTCTCTGGCGGGGGCGATCTGT